TTGTTTTTTTGATTTCTTTATCTTTTCTTCATTTTCTTTTGTCCATAGTTTTTTATATTCGGAAATTTTTTCATAATTTTCTTTTTGATATTGCTTATAATATTCCGATAACTTCTCTTTATTATCTCTGTAATATGATTTTTTATATTCAGACACTTTACTTTTATTATCATTTCTATATTGTTTGGTTTTTGATTTTATTTTATCTTTATTATTTTGGTAATACTGTTTTTTGTATTCAGATAAACATGTTTTACAATAATAAGAAAATCCATCATCATATTCCTTTGATTTATTAAAGCATTCTAATGTTGCCGGCTTTTCTATGCCACATTTTTTACAAATCTTTGTTTGCATAATAAAAAACACCACCCTTTCGTGTTCGCCCTATTTATTGTAGTGGGAAGGATATTAGGGTTAATATCTTTTCGCCCCGCGAAGGCTATCCCACATATACATTATATCATACTATTTTTATTATTCCAATCATGCAGGCACAACTCCCGAACCTCTGTTTTTGCCTTGTGTTAGGTTGCGAATTTCTCTTGCTATCAGTTTAGCATCATTGTCTGAGCGCACATTGAATACAGCACCGTCAAAAAGCCCTGCAAAATTAAATGTGTCACCGCCTATAGGATTGCTTGCGCTTGGGTTGCTAGGGTTATTGTCTGCAGGTACAACAGCTTCACCTTTATGTATGAATGCAGCTGTATCGAATGGTACAAAGTTAGTTCCTTTTGCAAGTTTAGGCAGTTCTGGAATGTTGAATCCGAATCCTTTACCGCCAATTCTCGGAACCCAATCAGGAACGGAAAATTTAAGTTTGTTTAAGGCTCTTATCATAAAATTCAAAGATGATATTACGCCATTTACCATGCCTTTGAATCCGCTAGTTATTCCGTCTATTATTCCGGAAAATATATCTTTTACGCCTTGACCAAACGATTTAAAAAAGTCTGTTATTGCACCAAAATTTTTGATAATTATTCCTAAAGGATGAAATTTAAAAAACAAATCAAGCAAAATTTCAAACATATTTTTGAAAAAATCAGTTATTGAATTCCATACATTTGTTGCTGTTTCTTTTATACCTTCCCAAAGATTTACGAAAAATTCTTTAATAGAATTCCACACATTTATGGCAGTCTCTTTAATTCCCTCCCAAAGTTTCCCAAACCAAGCTGATATTTCGTCCCAATTTTTATAAAGCAGGACGCCAATTGCTACTAATGCGGCTATCGCAAGGACAACTAGCCCAATAGGAGAGGTTACAAATGCCAGTACAGCTCCAAAGGATGCGGTTGTTGCCGTTGCTATGAGTACCGCCGTATTCCAAAGCCAGATTGCAGCCGTTATTAATCCGAATGCTGCGGCTCCTGCACCTATACCTATCAATATCGGTTCGACAATTGCCCAATGATCCTGTATCCATTTTGTAGTATCCTTGACGGCAGTTGCTAGTCCTTTTACCAAATCAGTTGCCACGCCAAACGCATCAACAAAAAATTGTTTTATTGCTGGTAATTTAGGTTCAACCCATTCCCAAAATGAGGTTAAAGCAGGTAAAATATGTTCTTTAAAAACCTTACTTGAATTTTTTACCACATTACTGATAAATTCAAAAACATTCTTCATAACCTCTTTTATCTCTGGCATATGTTGAATGACCCAATCAAGCATTTTTTGAACCATTGGCATAAGTTCAGCACCTATATTTGTCGCTGCAGCTCCCAGAGATCGCTTTACTTGATCCATGGTATCTGTAAATTTTACTCCAGCGTCAATGGCTGTATCACTCAATACAAGACCGAGATCATTAGCTTGTTTCCGCATGTTTTCTATAGATTCCGATCCTCCGTTTAAAAGCGGTGCAAGTTCAGTTGCTGATCTACCCAAAAGTTCAGACGCTATTGCTGTCCTTTTTGTTTCATCATCCATAGCAGCTAACGCAACAATAGTTTCTTGTAGAAGAATCTCCTGCTCTTTAAGCGTTCCATCTGTATTTGTTACTGTTATTCCTAATTCATCAAACGAATCTTTATACGTTGTAACTCCTTGAGAAGCTTCGTATGCTGCCTTAGATAATGTTTTTACTCCCATTTGCAATCCTTCAATATTAGTACCAGTTTGAGATAAAATAAAATCCCATTCCTGAAATGCTGTTCTTGATATGCCTATTTTTTGTGACATTTTGTCAATCCTATCCGTTGCATCAGAAGCTTTCTTTGCCATACCAAAAACTGCGGCTCCAGCAGCGGCCATTCCTACACCGATAACAGCACCTATTTTAGCAGCTTTACCGACAAAACTACCTATCTTGTCATTTGCTTTTTGTAGTCCTTTTTCGAAATCATCTGTTTTTGCAGCAATTCGTACAATTAAATTTCCTATATCTTCTGCCATTGTCTCACATCCTAAAAAAATATTTGATCTACATAACAACCATTGACAGGTATTTTTTCATCATTAACTTCCTTTACTTCTTGCTGTCGCGCGCTATTTAACATTTCTTCATATGATACAAAATTGTTTTTGTCCATATTTGGAAATGCGGCAAGCCATATTTCCCATACGCGTTTTTCAAATTCTTTTTCTTTAATCTTTGATATCTGTAATGCAAAATCAAATATTTCCATATTTAAAACAAAATTTATATCGTGATAATTTCTCAAAATAATGTCATTTATTTCGGCTGCGTCAAACTCGCAGCAGATTTGAAAAAAGGCAAGTTTTTCTCGCTGAATAATTCTGTAATGAGTTCAACAAACTCAGGCAAAGGAAATTCTGCAATTTCATCTTTTGTCTTTCCTTCTAAGCTAGCTAAAAATATAAAAAATTCCTCTTCTGCTTTATAATAATTTTCAATTATTCCCCAAATTAATTCTGATACCATTTGTCCTTTGTCATTTCCGGAATTTGCAAACATATTTTTTATTGCTTCTTTTAATTCCATTTTTGCCAGTATCTTTGTAAACGGCGCTATGTCTTTTGCTAATAATTGTCTCATTTCTTCAACACGCTCCTTTTAAATTAAAGAGGGCATTTAAGCCCTCTCATTATGTTGTTTTGAACCAGAACGTTACTGATCCACTTAACCCATTTCCTGCTGTATCTTTTATTCCTGTGCCTAAAATTACATTGTAAGTTGCTGCCGCTGTTAAATCTGCAGGTGGTGTTAATGTAACTGTTTCCGCACCTGTTGATAAGCTGATTGCAGCCGTATAAGTTATTGCTGATGTCGCCTGAATCAACATGAAATTAGCCGCTGTTACTGTACTCGATAGTATAGCTTCACTGAATGTGATTGTAATATTAGTTGTCTGTGTTGCACTAGTGCTGTTGGCTGATGGTATACTGCTACTGAATGTAGGCGCTGTAGTGTCTGCTGTAGTACCATAAACGGAACTAAACCACGCAGTACCTATTGCAGCCGTGTAATCTGTTGCATCATCACGTGTGGTAGAACGATATCTGCCATCGTATATTCTTGCAGTAAATTTACCGCTCATTGTAGGAGTCTGCCAGCTGATTGAATCACCCTTGGTTTCATGGTCCATAGAAGGCTTTGAAAACTTCCCTTTCAGGAACCAATAATACGAATACCCTCCGTTGCTGCGCTTTGCTCTGAATCCAAAAGCTACGTCTACGGGTTGGTCTGTTGCCAATTCATTCATTACTCCACCTGTAATTGCGTGGCCCATGATTGCAGCGTAGTCTTCTTGAGAAATGTCAGCTATGCCAACGTCTAATTCAACTTCTCCGATGGTTTCGGCTGTATCGTATGGACCATCGTCAGCAAATAGTGTAGCAACTTCCGAATTCGGATTGTATGCCACAGTCAATGCGCCTTTTAAAGCTACTGGCGTTTGATAGCTTACGCTTGCTGTAGTGTCAGAGTTTAACAACGCATAGAAAAACCGATCAAGACCAATAAGAACTTTTTTGGACATATTATATTACCTCCTTTTGTTAAAAATTAAAATCGCTTATGTCAATTTTGTATCTAAGAGACTTATGAAAAATCTTGCTCTCAGTTTCAAACAAATCAATGCTCTGGATTCGTGTAAAATCCAAACTTGTCATTGCCGAATCAACGCCTAAAGCATAATTTGTAAGGCTTGTCTTTCCCCATAAATCAATCTGAAATATAATTTCACTTCCAATCTCTTGATTGTCTGCATAAAGATTTCCAACATTACCTAATTCAAAATAACTTCCGACAGGCAAATTTAAAAAATCAGGTGGAAAATGAAAATAAAACTTTTGCCCGTATAAAGTTGACATTGCGGAATTTGTCTGCAATGCCGTTAATACCGCTGATTTAATTGAAAGCATTATAAACCAACTCCTTTTTTAAAAGCTTTTGCTAATTCCTTAAGTATCTTTTGTTTATTACCGTTGTAAGCCGGGAAAAGGAATGGCTGTGCAGGCTGCTTAGAACTACCAAATTCTTGAATTTTTGCATATTCCACGTTGGTTCCTACGGTAACCGAAGGATTATTTGAACCAAAATTTTCACTTTCGTGGCTTATACTTTGTCTTAATCTCCCGGTATCGACTGGTGCGTTTAACTTTGCATCTCTCTCAACAAATAAAGCACTATTTATAAGTGCTTGTTCAATATCATTTTTTGCAGTCCTATTAATTTTTTTTAATTTATCTTTCAGTTCTTTTTGTCCTTGAACTTCTGCCAATCAACTCACCACCGGTCTGACTATGACTTCGTAATGGTTCGGGTATTTCTCAATGCGATATATGTCATAGATTTCTGAGCCATGAATAATGCGCCCATTTTCCTGTGCTGTCGTTGATGTTTTGAGGAAAAACAAATTTGTTATCCCAGCATCCGAAATTCCGTATTCCTTGAATGCAATTTCACCTGCAAGCGGTTGTTTATTGGACTTTTCAATTGTCTGTGAAGCTGTCCATGTTTCAATTGCCATTCCTTCTGCGTCATATTGAATTTCTTTGTTTTGAATAGTCACAGTAATATCCAATAGCATCAAATCACGACCTTCCTATATAAATTCAATGTGCTTGTATATTGCTGTATCAATGATTCGTTGCTGAATATATAACTGAGTTTTCCCTGCGTTAATTGCTTAAGTCCAATTGTTCCATCTTGCTGTTCACCATAGACATCAGCCACCATTGATATTGCCACCTGCTCAATGTCCCACGGAAGCGTTCTTGATGTTTCAGGCTCCAATGTATACCCAGCACTATAAACAACCTCAATATTATCCACGGGTGCTGTAGGCTCTCCTACAAGTCCAATCAAATATCCAGACCATGGCCAACCATTGTTCTTGAATATAATTCCTCTATCAAGATATGTTTTGTCTGCCGTAACATAATCCACGCCGGCAGTTAATGTGGCACTGTCAATTTTAACCGATGTAATAGAATTTACAGGATATTGATTTAGTACGAGTCTCTGCCGCCCTGAGCCTTTGTAAAATTCGCTGTAAGTATCGGAAATAAAATTTCTATTGCAATACTTTGATACCATCCTGGAAACGCTGTTGATATTGCGTTCTAAAAAGTTATCTTTTGTATAGTCCCATGCAAAATAATCATAATCAGATACAGTTATCGCTCCAGTCATAGCGGCTGAAAACGTCAATGTTCCTGCTGTATAATCAACAGTATAAGATGTAAGCGTTGCCGTAACTCCAGCAGTAGTTGTTTGTAATACCGTTCCGATTGTGTTTATCGCAATATCATTGTTTGCAAATGAAAATGTAACCTGCGCTGTATCTGCTGTAAGCGTTTCAGTTGCTGTTATTTCAGTGTGCGTGTAAAGATTAAGATATAGTCTTACATTTTTGAGGTTTGTGAGACTTTGATCGATTAAGGGCATTACCATCACCCTTCCTTTTAAAAAATTAAGGGGAGATTAACTCCCCTTTGTTACTATGTTTTTGCTTGATGGTTTCTTTTTGTTTCCCGGATTTACCATCTTATCATCCTTTTTCATTTCGTCACCTTCTTATACTGCAGGTTCATTGACTGCATCACCAAGGACGCAAGTCACAGATACTATTGCGGTTACAGTAGTTGCACCTGTAGACGTAAGATATATCTGCAAGTATCTTTTGCATTCTGCTAAATCAACATTGAGCGAATCAACTATCTGTCCATCAACAATTAACTGTGCTGCTGTTGTTGCGGCAGTTCCGCCCGCTGATATCGCTGGATATGTCTGCATAGTCCATGTCCCTGTATTTACAGCCGTCCAAGTTGATTTATCATCACTTTGGTAAAGTGTGAATACAGTGGAATCAGTTGTAAGTCCAGCTGTCTCGGTTGCATGCATCTGTACAAAGTAGGCAGACAAGAATCCTTGTCTATCAATTACACCTGTTCCGGCTCCAGCACTTACATGTGCTGTTGTGGCTCCGGCCGATATGCTAGTAACTAATCCATATCTTTTTACTACTTGTTCAATTAATTTTCTTCTCATGTTATTACCTCCTTCTTAATTAAGCATTTGGATAATTCCACACTAAGAATGATGTATCATGGCGTAATGCCATATCATGCTTACCTGTAACTTTAAGTATTGTTTGATCAAGTGAAAATGCACTTTGCAAACTTGAACCGTCATACCAAGATGCTTCTGTTGATGCCTCAAAGTTAAATGTCATTTCGTCCCCAAACATAAATTCGGAGAAGTCACCAAGAAATATGTCAAAGTAAGTCGTACCGGCCGTACTATTTGCAGTGGTGATCTGATTAGATACACGGAATGGGAAACCATTCAATGTGCCTCTGTTCATTTCATCCCTATAAATATATTGATTTGTGGTGGTTTTCAAGTTGTAGAATGTACTCCAAATCTTACTATTGAACATCCATCCTGTAGAAAGCATTGGAACATTTGCATTCATCAACTCGCCAATCATAGTCCCCGGAATGTCTGCCGTCAAGGTAGTTACACCTGTAGCAGTAGTTACATTAGCCGTCGCAACACTATTCTTTATTCCAATAGGTGTGTATGCTGTTCCGTCTCCATACATAGACGTATAATCAATTTTAAGTTTCATTTGATTAATCATATCGTCTCTTATCATCATGTCAGCCTGATAAGATGAACTTCTGATAAGATCATTTGATACAGGTACAAGAGTAACAAGTTTTTTACTAGACAACTTCACATTTCCGAATGCTTGCTGGGACTTGGTAGCATTCTGATTTTCACCTACATAGTAAGATGTTGCTCCACCTGTCAGTTTTGGAAGATTTAAGTTGCCATTAGGCATGGGAATATGTCTCGCGCCAAGTTCCATAACCGCAGTTTTAGACAATAAAAGTGGTATAATTTCTGCACTATACTGCTCTCCAATAAGGAATCCACCTTCAGATGGCGTTGTAGCCGATAACTGTTTTAACAATGCATGTACTTCTTTATCTTCGGGATACATGCCTTTACTAGAGTTCTGACCGCCCATAGCATATTGTAATGCAGTATCCGGATTGTTTTTTGCAAGTGTCAAACATTTAATTGCTCTTGCAAATGTGATGCCAGGTTCCTTTTTAACTTCCTGAATTGGATTGCTTTGCTTTTGCATAAATATATCTGCATACTTGTGTTGTGTTTCCTCATACTGTTTTTGCTTCTCATCCTGTTCTTTTTGCTTTTCCTGAATTGGAGAAAGCTGTTCCTTGACAGTATCGGTTATTACGGTTTTCAATTCATTTAAATCCATGATTAATTACCTCCTTTGATTTGGTTGTTAATAATTTCTGTGATTAGTTGTTTGAGTTCCCTTGGTTTAATTTCTAGTTTGTCTTGTGCAGCATCTTTTTCAGGTTTTGGAAACTCTATAGCATCAAGGTTTATATCCTTGTTTGCGTCTTTTTTTTGCAAATCAAAAATCTCATTTGCAATTATTTTTATATCTGTTTTTTCGCATAAAATAAGCACCTGGGATTTTATCTCCGCAAGTGCCTGTTTCATTTCGCCTATATCGTTTGTTTTCCCCGATTCATCCAGCGGTTCATCAATTCCTGTATTTTCAATGAATTTCCGGAGTTTGTCGGAACAATTATTCATGCTTTCGCATATTTCGCCAAGCATGTTTTTTGTTTTCTGTGATAACGTTGCGCCTGATTTTACAAAATATCCTTTTGGTTTATATAGTTCTTCCAATTCTATAAAATCCGTTGATAATATAGCAATTTTATCCTTATATTCATATTGATATAAAAAATATTTTTCGTTTTTTTCTATAACCACATGTCCGTTAGGATATTTAATCGGATACAAATCTTCGATATAAGGGCCGCCAATAGTATAAATGCCCGTCGGATTAATTGCCAATCTTATTGCGCCAAATATATCATATACCGATGGATTCCCTTGCAAATCAACTTTTTTAGTTTCTATTGATTTATCTTTAATATCATCACCTCCCTTTGTCAAATCCTCATGTTCGCTTAGCCATGCTTTAGCTCCGGCCAAATCCCAGTCATCCTCTTTTGGGAATATTATAGACTGCACCGTCAATGTGGTTTCATCTTTAAGCCTGCCCATGACAGAATTTACACGTGGTTTGTCTTTTTTTATCGGTACAGTTCTGAAACTGCCTTCTTGAAATAGTCCCGGATCACGAACTCTGAACCTAAAGCTTGTCTCGGTTTCATCCCAGCCTGGCTTTGTTGTGATTTCTTTTACTTCTAAGTCTTGCAATTCCTTTTCCATGGCATCAAGGTTTATGCCCTTTTCCTTTGCACCCTGTATCAAACTGGCCGCATTTGATGGTACGGGAACAATCGACCATTCTAAAAGTTCCCATTTTTTATATCTTTTTCCATGCTTAGAACCCTCTATTGGCTCATGATCTAACCCAATAAACCCAACACTGGCCGCCTTAAGAAAACCTCCCTCACAAAGTTTTTTGCAATCTTGAGCGAAAGCAGTTGGAGCAAATTCTACTTCTGATTCGATGCAATCCTGATATATTTTTTCATTTACTGATTTACCAACCGGTAAACTGGAATAATCATGCGCGAAAAGCACCACGCTATTCTTCCTATAATTTTCTAGCATTACTCCTTGTGGTTCCAAAATATCTTCGTCCCGATCGGGCATACTTGTACTAATTTTAAAAATTAAATTCCCATTATTTTGTTGCTTAACTTCCATTGGTATTGATTTAAACATAATTGACATAATTATCAACCTCCTTATTAAATATTCCTATAATTTTTCTGAATTAAAAAAACAAGGCCGGTCAGGATAACCATTTTAACAGGGTAATTACTTCCTGTGCCTTGTTTTAAATTTTATTAAACTTATAAATTCAATGGCAAAATCTTTACCGTTGCCGAACTGCCTGCTGTCATTCCTGCGCTTAATGTTACTGTAAATCCCAAATAATCTGGCAAACCTTTAAACTGAACCGTCTTATTTGCTGTGAATGTAACCGTCATTTGTGCTGATGTATCTTTATCGATTATATCAACCATTATTCCACCACTTGCCAAAGAACCTGCTATATCAACTTTAGAAGTTAATCCAGCGGATGGGTTAATTAATTCTAATAATATAGAATTAAACCCTACAATATTTGTTGCACTTGATGTATAAGTTGTATCTCCTGTCAGAGTAGCAGTTAATGTTGCCGTAATAACTGTTAGCGGATTGCCTTTAAGTAATGCTATATAACCAGCCCCAAGATTTGGATCACCTTTCCATTGCCAAAATTCAGTCATTATTTTCCACCTCATTTCCTCTATTATCCTATGTTTTTCTTCTATTCTCTAAAAATATCAACCTTATGTAATCGCTTTTTAGCCGTTATTATTACTGGGCAATATGTTATTATTATCTTTTTTTAAAAACAATTGTAGAGCTTCGTCTATTATGCAGTCATAGTAAGGCTTTCAAGGTTTTATTATGTAAACATACTCTGTTTGTGGCTTTGATGTTTTTAGTAATATAGGCAAGTCGTACTATGTAGTAAACTCGGTGCTTCCAGACTACAGCTTGTTTAATTTTATTATCCAGTAATATACCGAAAGATTTCTTAACTATATATAAATTGTATTATTTAAATACAGGTTGTTTTAATGTAGGCTATTGTAACGAAATCAAAATCTTTTTTAAATGTTATAATATTATTACTAAAAATATAATCTTCATTTTCTCCACTTATTAAATAATTTCCAAGTATGTCTTTTAAGGCAAGTAAAGAACAACAATTAAATTCCAAATCAATAATATCATTTATTTTTATATTGTTTGTTTTTATAACAAAAGCTTTTTTGCTATCATTCATAAGCATACTTATCCCTCCGCAATATTTTTATTTAATATATTTTTATTAAGTAAAATATTAAATTACTAGATGTTTCAGATTCTTGCACATCCGTATGACATCTCATATATACGTCTGTCCTAGGAGGTAATACAAGTTTTGCATATCCAAAAAATACATTTTTCCCTCGTATACAAGAAAATTGCGGCAACTTCGAAAAACCATCTTCTCCATATGTGCGAAAAAATAAATTCATTTTTAAATCATTTGTTGTTTCTGTATATAAATCAAAATCCTTTAATAAACCATTGTATCCATCTGGGATAGTAAAAATTGCTTGCCTATCTGCCCTGTCGTTAGTAAAAATTGCCCTCATTTTATTTGCAGGAACTCCATCAATGAAATCTCCAACACCAGCCCAAATTGTACCCATTGGATATTTGTCACCATTAGCATCAACATTGCTACCAAATATAAGAACGTATAACGCATTAATTCTTATTAATCTTCCTACAGATACAGGCGTTAAACCACTTAAGTTTTTGGTTATATATTGTACATTATAATTTTCGTCTAATCCTGTAATCAATATAGTTCTAGCACCAGTTCCAAGTTCTGTATCATTAGCATTCGTACTTGCGATATAAACATCTTGAACTGTTTGTGGAAAATATAAAGGTAATTCAAATGGAACCGATGATAATAATGAATCAATAGCATTGGCAAATCCATAGGCTGTACAACCATTTATTGCTATATTAGTGAATTGTCCTAATGAAACTAAATCATCATATAATATTGCTGGTTCTGGTATAGTTGGTACTCCATCTGATATTATATCTGCTACATTGATTACAACATCATCTTCTTTTAGCATTCTTCCCGAAGCTATCCCATATTGATTTATGCCCATTAATTATCCCTCCCAATATGTGATTTAGCCATTGTTTTTCCACCTAGATTCAATAAGATTTCTTGACTTTATATCTACAGTTTCAAAATGTTTATATAGTGCATTTCTAAACTCATAAACAATAGCTTTTACTTCTGATTGCCATGACTGTAATTTTAAGGCTTCAACATCATATTTCATATTAATCCTCCTCAATATAACCCAGTATAAAATGAAAACCAATTAACTCCTGAATCAAAACTTTTTAAATTTAATAAAAATGTTCCTACTGCTGTTGGTATGTTTAACATAACAAACCCTCCTTTATTCTGGTATTTCTGCGTAAGTCGTACATCTGCAATTACATACCTCCGAGGCATCACCGCCCGGATCGCCGGGGTATAATAATCCATTGGAAAAAGGTTCACCTATTTTCACTGTTTCGCCATTAATCGCTGCGTGGCTTGGTCTTTCTCTGCCATCAATTGCAGTAAGCCACGTATGTTTTTTTACTCCTCCGGCTGCCATTGTTTCTATGTTCCCATAATTTACCGTTGAGACTGTCTCAGTGCGTGCAATCAATTCTGTTCTACTTGTTTTTGCCTCGGTCATAACTGATGATACACGGTCCCTTAATTTCGGAATTCCCTCACCTTCCGTAATACCTTCCGCAAGTGTTTTACTCAACTTGCCTTTTGTTGTGTCGTTTATTTCAGTTACCTTTTCAGCTCCGAA